GAATAATGCGTGTATCATTCGGCGCGCCAGCGAAAGCCGTTTCAAATTGCACCTCTTCGACTGTTGATTTAATCGTAACGGTGTCGCCTAAAATAGATACTTCCCAATTGGTGTTTAAGTCCGTATCGGCTGCTGTAAAGAAAAAGTTAGCTTGATCGTTAGCGGTCGCACCGTCGCTGAACTCAAACGGGTCTACTCTCGTATCTACTACGACAAAAGTAAGCTGCCTACTTTGGTTTACACCGTTATCAAAGTAAGCGGTTATAAGCCTATTCGTTGCGGTGTTGAACTCGAAACCGTCTAGGAATGTAATATCTATTTCTGAAAATGTAGCCATATTTTATTAACGAAAACTTGCGCGGTTTTGTTTTTAGTTGTAGTTTAGCGGTATTATGAATGTTAAAATAAAATATAACGATTCAAGAAGATACGACCATGACGACCTTATGCGTTATACTTCATGGAATTATAACCAGTCAGAAAGTTATGATCTTAAATTTAATTCTATTCATATCGATTCCGAAGTTAAAGAGGTTGAATACAAAGGAGAAACGGTATAAGTTCGTATGACTTCCGAAAAAGTAATAGTAAATAACAAAATAAAAAAAGTTGCGTATTTATTAGGAAGTAGTAAAAAGATTTTTGTATCTTAGCGGTCTAAACTAATAACAATGAAAAACGAAACTCAAACAAGAATCATTCATCATAAGATATCAATGCATTCATGTCTTATACTATCCTTATTAGTAGAAACGGAATGGGTAGAAGGGGTGTTGATAGGATTCGCTATTTACCACTTAGTAATGGATATTTATTTAACCTTAAAGAACAGTTAACATGAAAAACCTAAAATTTAAAGTACACAGTCCGGAGCATAGCGAGGCGATTCAAAAACGACTTTTTGAGTTGGGGTATGGTTGGTATTTAAGCGGTAAAGTTTTGAAAAACAAAGATGTCAGTTATTTATTTTGCGATATAGAAAAAAATATCACATACTCAACTACTGAAAAGTATTTCAATTCACACGATAACCAACTCGCAACCCTTGACGACTTATACAAAGACGACCGCGAACAGTTAACGGTTGAGGAAGTAGAAAGTAGGTTTAACGTAAAAGTGATCGGTCTAGGGTAAGCCCATACGCCTCGACCAAATCATCAGGCAGAGCTTTAAACGCGTTCTCAAATGGGCGCGTTATAAAGTTCTTTGGTTTTATACCTTTCTTAAATATATGGTTACTCATAGCGAACCCGAATGACTTTAGGGTTATGAATCGCCCCGTTGCTTTTGAGCGCGGCTTAATCCCCTTTTGTTTCGCCCATGACTCAAACACATTCGCGGGCGGTTTCTTAGTCTTATAGCTAAACGGTGTGTTAAACTTTCGCTCCTTACCACTTACCCCGCGATCTTGAAACTCAGCATAATCTAAACCCGACCCGAAACTAAATTCAAACGAGTTCGGGCTTACTTTCAAATCATACCCAATCGACTTATAAAGCTCGCCACTAGCGTTAATCTTCTGTTGGGTTAAACTAGATCGGCTCGCTTGAACTAATCTCTTACCGAATTTATTTAATTCTTTTTCTACTTCCATTTGTATATGAACGTTTTTAGTTGTACATTTGTTTTGAATTTAAAACGAAACAATATGAAACCTACAATTGAAGAAGTAAAAGAGTATTTTAAGGATGCTGAAATAATCACAGATAGTTATAACGACAATTTTCTTTTATCAAAGAATGGATTTGATAGTTTAAAATTATCAAATTACGGCAATTATACCGTTAATACAAACGGAGGTGATCATGTCTATTTATGGACTCCTACTTGTGGTTATTCCAAAATCACAAAACGCCGCGAAACCGAAACGGTAACAGTCCCGAAACAGTTTGTATTAGACGCTCACGAGTCGGCTTGCAGCCAATGGAAAGAAAAGATAGAAAAGCAATTACCCGACTTATTCCCTAGCTTTTCCGTTAAGATTGGAGATAGGTTTGAATGTGATGGAGAGGATTTTATTTTAGCTAGGGTTAAGCCTAATGTGATAAACTTAATTAGGCTTGATGATGGTCATAACTGGGACAATCCTTTAAAAGTTAAAGACTGCCATAACATAACCAAAGAAGAGTTTAAAAAACTTTGCGGTGGCTTTAAACTTAACAAAATTTCATAACATCGTCAGAAACCTCCACAACTAAAGAGAGCGACCACCCGATTAGGTTGTTCTCTTTTTTTTCTACTTTTTGAAACGAACCGTCGCCTAATAGAGACACGCCCTCGCTAATACTAAGGCGGTTAAATATACGTTTTAATACATACAGTTGCGTATTGTAAATATCTCTGTCGTTATCCAGTTGCTCGTCGTATTGATCTAATGCGAATATTTCCAAATTGATTTGAATAACACCGTTTACAAAGTTACCCGTATCGGACGCCAAATGTACGAGCGGATATATTTCTTGTCGGTCTAAGTCGGCATCAACCAAGCCGTCCCCGTCCGTAAACGTATTGCAGTCGTTATCGCTTAATGCTAATTCTTGTAAATATTCTAATAATAAATAGTATCCGTTCATGGTTTATTAACGAAATTTAAATCTTTTTTGTTTTATAGTTGCAGAACTAATAAATATTTGTATATTTGTCATGCAATAAAGCAATAACAATTAATATTTAAATTATGAATACTCAATTTTTTAAATCAAACGACTTAAAAGCTAAGAATCTTAAGCAAGACCTTAAAGCAATTGGAGTGAAAGTTTTAAGAGCAAGAAAAAATAAGAACGGTGTTCTTTTAACAGTCGATTCTTCAAGTGTCGATAAAGTAAACGAGTATCTTAATTCTCAAAATATTGGTGTTTACGCTGGTGTTGTAAACAATCAAGAGGCTGGTAATCTAAACCATGTAGATTACGGGACAGTTTTTAAATGGGTTAAACCTATAAACGCATAGATTATGAAGTTAGATACTCGCATAGACAATATACCGCTTTCAGTATTGCTTTTAGAAAAAGGTTATACATACGACAATAAAGACAAAATAGGTAATAAACTAATGATTTATAAAGAGGGAATGAAATTAGGTTATTACAGTGCAGATCAAGCACACTTAAAGTTTATAGTTAATGACCCTTTAACAATTGCTAGAGATAAATATCATAATAATAAAATATCGTTTTTAGAGTTAGATGCTATTTTTTTTAAGTTTGCATCAAGCCAAGAAAAAGAGAAGTTCTGGAATACACCAGTTTTTGATCGCCCTAATATTATTATAGGAAAGAGTCAATGTGAAATAGATAAAGAATGGAGGCTTATGACCTCGGACGATTAACCCGAACCACATCACTTTCATAACTTAAGCGATACAAAACTTCCCCCAATCCCATTAGCATTACTTCTTCTTTGGTCTTACGCTCGGCAGCGGCACATACGCAAAAGGTATGATACCAACCCCATTTAAGCGCAAAACCTTGCATCATGTCGCTATTTCCTTGCTTACTGCTTGTTGTGTAGAGTTCGGGGTAAATATCTCTAAGTCGTTCCCTAAACGATAAAAAAAAACCACTATACTAGAATAAGCTGATAAGGGCGCGTCTAAGAGCGAAACGGCACGATTTGAATCATATCCCTTAACTGAGTAGAACTCGCCGACCTTACGCTTAATAGGACGGTATAGAGCGTTAAGAAATACATTTGCCTCGTCTACCTTTGATATGGTTTCTTCTGCATCTGCAAACGCTCCTGACTCTATTGCGTTCAAATCCGTTACCATTCCGTATTCAGTTTTACCTATGTGAAACGTTCGTATCGGTTCGTTAAATTCCTCTTGAAGTGCATTACTTATATTTAATAACGCTTCATCGTATATCGTTTGCGGTAACTGGTCTAAGACTGCCGCGCTTATGTTTAGATATATCGCAAGCTGCTCACGTTCGGTCTTACCTTGTGCCGCTATAAATTGCTTTATAGTTATTTCACTTTGGCTCGTTGGGATTGTTAGTTTCATCATACGTAGTATTGCCCCCTATGAGGATTGTCTAAATGATAAGTTACGTTATATCTTATTCCGTCAATCAAATGGTTGTAATCGTCAATATACATCTTACTAGAACGATTTGAATAAGCATAGTTATTTAATTCTTTCGCTAAGTTAGTGCTTTCATGGTCTACAACCAAATCAAAATCCAGCAACATTTGAACACCCGACTCAATCGTTCCTTTCTTAACCGCTTGAATATTTGCACCTCTTGACTTTAGGTCTGCTATTAAACGCGGTTCGGCACTATCGGCAATCACTAGCTTATTACCAGCAATAGAGTTAAGCCGTTCACTAAGTACATTTGTTTGTAACCCTTTGTCATAAATGCGTTCTTTTAAGTAAATCTTACGCTTAGTCTTATCTATTGCCACTTCCGTTAATGCGTCGGGGTCGATACTAAAACCGAAGTCAAGACCGAAACTTGTTTGCAGCCCATCGGGGTTAAACTTGCCATAACTCCAGTTCTTAAATACAACGCCCTCAGCCTTATCAAGCCACCCCCCTAACATGATATGTTTATACTTGTCAGGCTTATTAACTCGCATTGATTCGGCACGATCTATAAACGATTGGTTTAAGTGCTTGATATTATCTAAATAGGTCGTATGAATATAACACGTATCGCCCTTAATCGCATTTGTTCCAGCTTGTACTCCTCTATCTTGAAAGAACCTTTTGTAAATCCAATGCTCTTTAGTAGCTGGGTTAAGTATGATTATGATACGGTTGTGTTTCCCTTTCTGCCTTATACTGAAGTCGATCTTATCAAAAGTATCTTCATCCTTAAGCTCTTCCGCCTCGTCTAGTATCCAAGTCGTAACGCCTTGTAATGATTTTAAAGCTGCAGTTTGATCTCCTGAACTAGTCTTAAGCCCTTTAAAGATTATCTCACTACCTGAACTTAGATTAACTATTTCGGACTTAGTTACTGCAAACTTGTCTTTTGCCTCTAGTAGTTCGATCTTCTCTTGAAATTCAGGAATGATTGACAAGTGGGCTGAGGTCATTGTATGCCTCGTGAATAGTATTTTGTGATTCGGTTCGAATGATAACAAGTTAGCAAACGTTCCGGTACTGAATGACTTTTGCGAACCACGACCGCCCGTTAATATAAAGTAACGGACGTTATCAGGTGCTGAAAATAATGGTTCAAACTTATCATTTAGTTTTATCAAATCCGAATACTTTTTTTAAGTCGAATGATTCGCCGTTACTTGTGATGTCTAGGCTTTCTTTTGGCTTGCCTACATAGTACTCTAGGAATAGCTTAATCGCTGGTACGTCGCCCTCTATTGCGGTTTCCTTTAGCTTAATGATTACGTCTACCACATCATCAACGGTTGCAGCTTGTTTAAGTGCCTCCTTGTACTCGTTCTTTCTTCGGTCTATTGGCTTTTTAGCTTTAGTACTGTTACCGCCGTTGTTCCGTCTTTCGTCATTCAATGCCATTGCAATTATTGATTTGTAGCGAGGGTAGGATTCGAACCTACGGAGTTAGGCTTATGAGACCTAATTGAATACCGATTCTCCTCGCTTGTTTATTACTTATACTTATCCGCAACACTATCAAGAATCTTTATAGGCTGTACCCATTGCGAACCTCTGCAATTAATACAAGGCTCAAAATTCTTGTGCATTACTGAATTGTAAATATCACTTACTAAAACTTGCTCCTCTGATGTTAAGCTAGTACCGTTCCAATCCTTTTTAAATTCCTCCCATTGGTTAAACTGCTCTTGTGTCATTTCGCCTTTAACCGAGTTGTAAGGAATCCACTTGTTTAACTTGTTCTGTCGTTTCTTGCATGCGTCGCAAGGTTCAACACCAGCCCACTTAGTTACCTTAGCTATAGTATCACCTAGTCCTTTACTCTTTGGTTTTCTCTTTCGTTTCGTTGCCATATTATATTAACGTTAAAGTGGGTTGTTTTGTTTTGTTTCGCAAGGCAGCTCAGGAATTTCGCACCACATATAAACTTCTACGTTTTCAATGAGAGAATCTATGTTCCAAATCCAACCGCCTGTATGATGTCTTATTCTCATTCCTGTAAATGGTTGGTAGTGGAATACAGTTTTTGACGGTTGGCTATCTCTAGTAGCTACTAAAACGACTTTTTGCATATCAGGAAGTCTATCTTCTACATCTATCCATTTCATAATTTTGTGTTTTGTTTTACAAGCTCCTTTCCAGTCAATGCAAAGTATAGGTTTTGTAGTTGGTGGACTGAATCGATATAAAGATCATTTAGTATATCTGTATACTTGCCATCATGTAAGTGTATAGCAAAATCATTAACGTTATTATTTTGCTCTATGTAAAAGCAATCCCCCATAATATCGTTACCTTTCTCAAACCCAAAATCAATTAACCATTGTTCTGTTAGTGGGATTGGTGAAAAATCTTCAATTCCACATATCGCTAATGGTGTTGTATGTAAACTAAATTCTAAAACAGCTCTTACGGTATGAACTACATTTTTTTTCTTAGGGTTATCCCAATAAATATAATTCCCAATCCTCAATTCTTTTACGTCAATCATAACTCCCCTTTTTTAAGTAGCGAGTAAGCCGCTTTCATATCGTCTCGTTCGCTTAGTTCTTTTTTAGTTTGTTTGTTTTTGCTCCATAGCTTATACGCGCTGTAGCCTAGTTTCTTTGCCGTACCTCTAACGGTGTCGTCCATGTTCGTTAGTATCGCGATCTTATCGTCCTCGTCTAAATCACTTAAACCTTTTTGAACCGCTGCCGTAAGTTCATCGGTGTCGTAATTAGTCGGTTCGTAGCTTACTTCGATATGATCTATGTCGATGCGTCCGCGTTGTGATCGTTTGTAATCTATAAAAACACTATGCAGCACTCTATAAATATAACGCTTAGTCCAAAACTTCGGTGGGTTAGCTGTTACTTTTAAGTACATATCTTGCACAAGGTCGTCGGCTAGTAATTCATCGCGGCAAATCGATAAGGCTAGTTTACGCCAGTACGTGTCTAGTTCGGCTAGTTCTTGTAGTAGGTATGACATTAGGCAAGTAGTTCAGGGTTCTCGTGGATGTTGCCGATTATTTCGAACTCTGAGTCATCTTCTAGGTGGTAACCTCTTCCAAGTCCGTTTTTTGATTTCATTCTAAAACATCCGTCTATAAATTTTACTTCATAATTTATTCCTGCCGCTGCTCCGTATTTTTCCCAATCATCGTCTAACTTCAAAACATCACCCTCATAAATATCTTTACCGTTCTTGTCTTTTAGTCCTGTGTATTGACCTACCGTATCAGGATTTACGGGCGTAGTCATAAAACCGTCTTCGGTATCTTTTAATATCATAATAATCTTAGAATTACCATGTTTAAGAAATCCTAAAGAATACAACCACTTTTTTGTATTTTCATCCCA